TACTTGGAATTCTTCCGCAAAATCTTGTCTTTCAGTTTAGACACATGGTTGATCGCCATGGCAAACCCAGAATGTTGGGTGTTGCGTATTTTAAACCCCTTACCACATGATATCCCTAAAGAAATTGGGAAGGACACTGAACTGTTCATGTGCGGGGGCCGGGGGGGATGAATCGTTTTGTTGGCCTTGCAGAGAGGTTCTTTATCTTCAGGCCTGATCCCGCTTTGCGGATTTTATGACAGACACCGAAGGATACATTAGAAGCTGAGACCTATAAGTCTCTGCAATGTTCAGGGTAGTTGGCACTCCTGGACTGACATGCGGGGAAAGACCTGCAAAACCATCTTAGCAACCCTCCCGCCACAATGAGTGAAACTAAGATTACCTCGCGCGATAAGAGAACGCTGGGGCTCGGATCAGGAATGGGAGACTTAAAGTCTGAAACGCCCAAATATTCCCCCTGCCCCCCCCGTCACTCTTTTAGTTTTAGTGAGTTTCACACTAGAACTCTTACCCCCAAACATTTAAGGAAAACCAGCAAGCACGAGAAGAATTGTCCCATCCGAGGGAGAGGAGGTCAAGGACCTGAAACGCCTCTCCACTCCGTAGAAGAGAACCTTTCTTATCCAACACTTGCTGGAATTACGCCTGGGATTGCGCCCGGGTGTTACTCTGACATTACCATTCCCTTTAGTGAGGAAGACCGCCCAAAAACTTCACATGGCGGAGTCAGAGTCGGAGAAGCGTTGAGACCTGGTCCCGCTACTCCCACCAAAGCATCACAACAAAAGAGAAATTACGTCCGAAGGAAATTCGGCAAACCTAAAACGATGCTGGTTAAAACACCCAAACAGACCAACTCGCCGGTTGCGTCTGTCCCTGACGAGGAAGAAGAAGAAACGGAGCCTGTAATTCGCGCTCTTGTCGTCCTTCGTCCCCCCGGCTCACGAGCCCTTTACGGTCTGGACACGCATGGGAATGCTGTTCAGGACCGAGGCAATCAACACTGGTTTGGACACGATGGCACAGCGTGGCCTCTTGTGTGGTATTCTGATGAGCTTGTATCCACTCTCCCAGGTTGGAAAACCTTGGCGCGAGGTGTTTACGAGTACACCAACAATGACGATGACATCTGCTCTCCGCAATGTCCATTCGAACTTGTTCAAATCCCTGAGTATAGGGTGTTTGATACAGTTTACCCTCGACGAGATGCACTAATCTGTCATCCTCTTCTGGACTCATTAAACCAGAAATTCCCCAACCCGGTCTTATCAGTGTCGAATATGAACGCCTTTTCTGGTCTCGCATCCAGAGAGTTTCACGGTCTCTGTTTGGCGGTGGAAGTGGATACTATATCCTACTTCGCGTCGTCGAAGTTCGCCAAACAAGAACTCTTGCTGTCCTCACACAACTCTGCTTTGATTGATAAAGCTAGTGGTTACCGAGGCAAGGGCTTGAGAAGTTACACGGAGCCATCAGGCTTAGATGCCCAAAATTACCTAGTAGGTCTTGGTCAAAACGTGGACTACGAGAGGTTTCACAGAGGTGTCGCACGCACGGACACCATCCCTCCCGATCTTACAGAGAATGGAAAGTTTCTCCTCAACAAGAGTTCTGGTTACACCCAGTACTCTGAAACAGGACTAGCTGGCACGTTCAAAACTGAGACTAATCAGTTCCCAAAGCTCTTCCAGACCATCCACTTATCTGTGCGTGGTGTGAAAGAATTCCAAGTCATAGATGCTGACGGCCAGTCCACAGCCAAAGCATTGTCTCGCTTGTACAAAGCCCGCCCAGATGAGATCACCCTCCAAGAGAATCAAGCCACCATGCTGAACTCTATGGTTGTGGATTCCGATCTCTTGAGCTTTTGTGCCAATGATACTGAATTCGCAGCTTCCCAGATCAAAACCGAAGACGGAAGCCGCTCATCATACGCTAGACTGATTGGAAAAGAACTCCCCTCCATCGGAGCAATCGCCCGCCACTATATTGGGTCCACCTTTGCTACTCACACCAAGGTCGCCACCAGAGGCGCTGGCTTCATGTTCCGAGGTCTCTTCACACGCGTCTATTTTCTCCTCGCCACACTGGCGATGTACCCATTGTACTACACCAGTGCCTTCTTGGCCCGACTTGCTTATGTCGGACGAACTTTCCCCAAGAAGAAACTCTACACGGAGTGGTGGAAGGAGATTCAATGGACCACAGGCCACAGCTATTCCATACCAATTCGAGATCCCGTCGAAGCCAAATTCAAAACCGAAATGGCTAAACCGGGCAAGCATGGGCGTCTTTATGTGACGTATGGCCGATCAATCCTCCACTCTGGATGGATTTATGAGCACGTCAAGAAATGCCTTTGCAATCTCTACTCTCTGGGGGACGGAATAGGATCGTTCCTCTCTCGGTATGGCATAGACCAGAGTGGGCAATGTGAAATTCATCTCGTGAAATCCTTGGAAGAGGATTTCTGTTTTGATGATCACGTTCCCGCCCACGGGTTGTACGCTAGAGCCTTTTCTGATGACATGAGTTCAATTTACACCACCGAAACCGGTGAAGTTCTGTATTTTGACACTGACATCTCGAGTTGTGACGCAGGAAATGGTTTTGCTATCTTTTACTTGCTTGCTATCTTCATGAAGATGGTGGGTTTCGGTATGTACATCAAAACCAATTTCTCCCGACTCCGCGAAAAGATCACTCTCCGTAATCCCTCCAATCGGAAAGAAAACCTGGTCATAACTCCCAGGACCATTTATGAAGGCAGTGGTTGCCCCGAAACCACTTGCCTAAACTTCATTGCGTCATACTGCATTCTCATCTCGACGTACATACACGTATGTTACGCCAACTCCTTAGGAGTGGGATTTGATCGTGCTGATGAAACCACCCGAACCTCTGTTTTAGTCCAAGCGGCTGCAGCAGTGGGTCACGTTATTTCAGTGGACTGGCACGCCTCTCCCGCTGATACGCAATTCCTGAAGTACTCCCCTCTCATAGACACCCAAGGTGATCGCACCAACACTCGCAATTTAGGAACCTATTTGCGCGGGTATGGACGGCACTTTGGAGACATCACAGCAGTAATGCTTGGTGTTACCACCACGGAATTTAGCAGGTTATCTGTTGAAGCTCGAGGTGAAATCTACATGGCTAACGTAATCCGAGGACTCTGCAACGAGCCTGGAAATGTGATCCTAGACGCTATGAGAAGCAAACACAACACTGGATCTCGAGGTGGAAACCTCGGGTACACTATGAAAACTAGCGATAGATCAGGTGTTTCCATTCCCATCTCCAGCCTTCAAGAAAGGTATGGAGGAGAGGAATGGGAATGGCTGAGTCTCGCGGCCGACATCACCAGAGTGAAGTATGGACAAGTCCGCACTAACACTTTGGTGGACCGGATTCTCTCCAAGGACTACGGTCTTTAAAGAGGGAGAAACCACCAGCGTGTGTTTCAGAGCTTAACCTTTTCGAGAAAGAGGCCCCCCCCCCCGAGGGCTATAGTAAGTGAAGAGCTATTCAAAATCTTCTTAAACTTC